TTTCCCGCCCGCCCACGCTCCGTCCTGGTCACCGGCCAGTTCGGCTGGCTGCTCACACCACCCCAGGTGAAGGAAGCAACGACGATCATGGCGACCCGACTGTTGCGACGTGCTCGTGAGGCGCCGTTCGGCGTAGTGGGCTTGGGGATCGACAACGCACCCGTCAGGATTTCGCGGGTGGATCCTGATGTGGCGTGGCTGCTGGACAATCTGATTCGCGGCCAGGGGATTCTGGCGGCATGAGCGAGATCTCGGACATCCGGGAGGCGCTGGGACGGTCGCTGCTGGTGATTCCCGGCATGCAAATCTCTGCCTACCAGCTTGCGAACGCCACTCCTCCGTGCGCCCAGATCAGCCGCGGGCCCGTCGAGTACGACCAGGCGATGCAGGGCGGTGTTCACCGGCCGACGTTCACGGTGACGGCGTATGTGGCGTTGGTGTCGGATCAGGGAGCTCAGAGACTGTTGGACAGGTATCTCGCGGCAGACGGCGACCTGTCGATCAAGCAGGCGCTCGAATCGGACAGGACGTTGGGTGGGTTGGTGCAGGATCTGCATGTGACGGGCGCTACCGGCGAGCAGCCGTATGCGCGAGACCAGGGCGGGCCAGTCTTGGGTTCTGACTGGACTGTCGAAGTGTGGCTGTAAGGGAGGACTGAGGCATGGCTTTCGTTCTACGCAACGCGATCGTGCAGTTGGACGGCACCGACATCTCGACGTCGATCGAGTCAGTCAGTGTCGAAATGTCAGCCGCGGACGTGCGGACAACGGCGATGGGCGCCGGCGGCGAGCAGCACCTTGCAGGGATCCGGGACGATAAGTTCACGTTCAACGCCTACAGCGCGTTCGGCGCGAACACGCTGCACTCGCTCGTGAACGCGAAGTTCGTGGCGGCAGGAACGATGGAAGTGATCGTGTTCGCGTCCGGCTCCACCGCCGGCACGTTGAACCCGAAGTTCATCGGCTACTGCCCGCTGCTCACCTACAACCCGGTGTCAGGCGCTGTCGGTGAGGCCGCGATGACGCCGCTCGAGATGCCCGTCAACGGAACGATCACGGTCGCCACCTCGTAAAGTGGCTCTGAACATCAGCGGTGTAGCCGGCGAGGTCCGAATAGATGGGCTCGTGGAGTTGAACCGTGCGTTCAAGCATGCCGGCAAGGAGCTGAAGGGCGAGATGCGGCGGGCGATGCAGGAGGTGGGCGAGCCGGTCGCGTCACGGGCGCAGGTGCTCGCGAGACAGAACATCAGCCACATCGGCCGTTCCGGCTGGTGGCAGATGCGGATCGGCGCCACCGAATCGACCGTGTATGTGGCGCCGAAGGAGCGTGGATCGAAAGTACGCACCCGGCAGACGCGGCCGAACTTGAAGCCGCTGCTGCTCGACGAGGCGATGATCCCGGCTTTGGAATCCCAGAAGGGCAACCTGGTGCGCGAGGTGGAACGGATGCTGGGCGAACTGGGTAGGGAATGGTCACGCTACTAATCCCGCGACGGAAGGCAGACGATGGCAACGCTGGTGATCGAAGGTGTGTTTCCCGCCTGGGACGGCCGCTACGAGTTCCCCGACTTCTCGTTCACGAACGGCGAGCTGTACCGGATCAAACAGCTGTCCGGGATCCGTGCCGGCGAGCTGATAGAGGCGTTGGAGGCGAACGACACCGCAGCCTATGTGGGAGTGGCCGCCGTGATCCTGGGACGCCACAATGTTCTGTTCGAGGAGCAGTATTTGTGGAACGCCCATGTCGGGTCGATCGTGATCGATTTGGGGGAGCCTGATGCTGTCCCTCCTCCGCTGCCGCTCGTACCAGCGAGCGGCGACGACGAGAGCAGTTCTGGCGGCGTTTCCGAGACCGGTGGGGAGTAGAGAGTGAGCGTCCCCAGTCATACTGGTCTGCCTGGCTGGGGGACGTGGGTGTGTCCGTCGCTGACGTTGCCGATCTCACTCCGGCGCAGTTGGACGGCTGCTACGAGTACGCGAAGAGCCGCTGATGGCTGACTCCCGCCAGCTTGTCGTCCGTCTGGTTGGTGACTCTCGCCAGCTAGACAGCACCCTGAAGAAGACGGAGACGCGGCTAGGAAGGTTCGGCAAGAACGTCGGCGCGGTCGGCGGCGGGGCAGCACTAGCGCAGAAGGGAGGTATGACGGGAGGGTTGCTTGCCGGCGGTGCGCTCGCGAAGGGAGGAGCCCTAACGCTCGGACTCGGCCTAGCCGGTTCCGAGGCGATCAAGTTCACGAACGCCGCCTCCAATTTGGAGGAGCAGGTCAGCAAATCCCAGGTTGTGTTCGGTGATGCGTCCGCGGCGGTAGAGGAGTTTGGAAAAACATCAGCGCGGTCGTTCGGAATCGCCGAAGCAGAGGCTATCTCACTTGCCGGCACGTTCGGTGCACTGTTCCGGCCAATGGGATTCGGAGTGCAGCAGGCAGCGAAACAGTCAGTCGCGCTCGTCAAACTCGGCTCGGATCTAGCGTCGTTCTACAACACCGACGTCACGGACGCTTTGCAAGCGTTGCAGTCGGGCATCACCGGGCAGATAAGACCTCTGCGCCGCTATGGCGTCGACTTGTCTGCCGCCCGTGTGAACGCGGAGGCGTTGGCAACATCAGGGAAGAAGGTAGCGACGTCACTGACGCAGCAGGAGAAGGTCACTGCGCGTCTGTCGATAATCATGCGCGACACGTCTCTTGCCCAGGGAGACTTTGCTCGCACATCGCAGCGGCTCGCGAACCAGCAGCGAATCCTGAAAGCCCAGGTTGAAGATTTGGAGACGAAGATCGGTGCAGCGCTTGTGCCGACGATGACCGGTGCGATCACGGTGATGAACGACATGGCAGCGGCAGGAACCAACCTCGGATCCGCGCTCGACTCTGTCGGCATCCATGTTGACGGTCTCGCGGCGGGGATCGGCCGTCTTGTGAAGGGCAACACGTTCGCCCAACTCGCGGGACTCGGGGATGCGCTTACGAACCTGGGCACACCAATCCAGTTCGGGGAATCACCGGCTGCGTATCGGAGGCGTCTGCAGCGAGAAAAGGCGCAGGCTGCAGCGAACCTTCAGGGCGGCATCGGTGGAGCGTCAGCGCAGTCTTTCGGAGAGGCGTTCGGACTCGGTGCATTCAGTAAGTCGGGAGCATCATCCAAGACCGCTCCGTCCTTTGGGGAACCTGGATTCAAGCCTGGTGAAACGGGGATTCCCGCTACCGCGGTCTCCAACAAGCTCGTCAGTCAGGAACTTGACGCACGTTTGTCGGGCAACCAGTCAGTGCTGAAGGGTGTTCTTGCGCAGGAGGCGGCGTATCTGCAGAAGGCGTTGAAAGACATCCGGTTGACGCCGGCGCAGGAGAACGAGTTGAAGCAGGCGTTGCTCGGCGTCACCGGAGAGATCACGTCGATTGACGACCAGATCATCCAGAACGCAAAAGACAAGAAGGACGCGCTCAAGTCGGCCGCGGACACGTTCCAGCAGTCCCTCACTCAAATGTCGGGGGCGCAGGAACTGAAGGCCGCGCTGGCCGCGAAAACGCCTGGGAGCGCCGACGACATCAGTTCGCTGCGATCCCAACTCGCCGAGTGGAGGAGCAAACTCGCGAAAGCAACGTCTGACGGGATTCGCGCCCAGATCGTGTCGCAGATCAACACTGCCACGGACGCCATCTCCCAGGTGTTCAAGGACGAGGCGGACGCGATCAAGTCGGCGGCGCTGACGCTGCTGGACGCGAAAACGAGCAAGATCCAGAACCAGCGTGAGCTCGAGGACGCAAAGGCGAAGATGAAGGTTGCGAGGATGCTGGGAGGGCCGATCGGGATAAAGATGGCGGCGCGGGAGCTCGAGGACGTGAACAACGCGATCCTGCGGCGCCAGCTCGAAGAGAAAGCAGTCAAGGTTTCGGAAGGGCCAAGGGGGCCGGTGGACACGCTGAAGATCGGCGCTGGGATCGGCAGCGTCACGATCAACATCAACTCGAACCAGGATCCTGAGCAGATCGCGAAGCAGGTGTTGGCTGCGTTGCAGAAGCGCGGCAAGCAGGGGTCGTCGCAGTCGCGCGGCACGATCGCAGGACGAAACTTCAACGTCGGCATCGGTTAGATGGCGGCGCCGCAGGGGATAGCGGTTGCGTGTGACTCAGCCACCCTGGTGGCCGACCCCACCTGGGTACGGCTCGACCAGTCGTACAAGGTGACAGGGTGGTCGATCGACCGGGGCCGCTCGTACGAGCTCGACAAGACCGGCACGGGTGTCGCCACTATTGAGCTGATTGACACGTCGGGTGCGTTCGACCCGACGAACTCGGGCGGCACGTTCTTCGGCCGGGTGGAGCCGGCGAAGCAGGCCGCCATTGCGCTGCAGCATCCGATGACAGGATCCTGGACAACCCTGTTTCGCGGCTTCATCGCGTCGCTCGAGTGGGTGCCGTACACGACGCTACGGCACGCGAACGTTCGCCTCGAGCTGGTGGACGCTTTGGCGATCCTGGGTGCTGCGGAGATGATGCCGGACGGCACCTGGGGCGACCAGGTGGTGGACGGCAACATCGTGTTCAACGCCGGCACGGCGACGGACGCGATGCAAACCCGGATCAACAAGGTGTTGGATCAGGTGGGTTGGCCGTCATCACTGAGGCAGATCTTCACCGGCAACGTGAAGTTGCAGGCAACCACCTATTCGCCGCGGTCGA